ACCAATGGGAACTTATCGTAATATGGCAACGTATCCTTCGTTTTCGGATCATAAAAGTAAAAGTACATTCTACCGATTATAGACTTCTCTTTGAGTCTTTGCTTTCAACCAGTTACGTGCTTCACGGGAACGTGGTTCGTATCCCTGCTTTGCTAAAGATTCTTTGATACGATCTATAAGTGTTTTGGTAGCCATCTAGTATTTATCTCAGATACCAAGGTGTTTTTCAGTAATAACTTGAAATTCCCATCCGTGATCTTTGCAGAACTCCGTTGCTGCTTTCCACTTAGATTGATTGACAACGTAAGTTGCCGCCTCTTGAATGTAGCGTTTAGTCTTACGTTTTTGGGTTGGAGGTTTAGTTTGCGCTTCAGGTTTGACTTCAATCACGAACGTTTTGATTATACCATTCTTTTGCTTAATTTTGGCCACAAAGTCTGGAAAGTACCTATGCTTCTTATTGTCCACTGGACTCCAGTATAGGATAAACAACTCCTCAGAACCCCACCAGATAACGTCAGGATGGTCATCTAAATATTTCATAACTTTGACTTCCCACGATGACCGATAGATGATGTTGGTTGCATCACCCTTGTATTTTTGTGGGTTTTTGGGAGTAAATTTACCTTTATATGACATAAATACTATCTAGTCAACCTACTTAGGACCACCATGGCATTTTTTGGACTTTCAGATATATCCTTCACGAAAGATGAGAATAGAAATGGACCTTTAGGACCTCTCTTTGCAGGCACAACAAATAACACATTTAGGTATCCAATTGATATAGGTAATTATGACAAAGGCCATTATATGGTCATCCATATCAATGAGCAAGAAAAAACACAATTCAAAGGAATTGAACAAAAAAATGATACGCCAAAAGTCGCTTCTCCTGGTTCAGGATCAACAAAAGCAAGTCTTCCTAATATCAAAGAAAAGTTTTCAAGTGCAATTAATAGTAAAATAGATAGTGGATTCAATAAACTAAACACTGCTACTGGAGGTAAGTTATCGTTTTTTAAACCCAACAGTGCTGCATTTAGTTCTAAAAAAGAAGCCGAATCTTCAGGTAATGACAATTATATTTCCGATGTTAAAGACATTCAAAAAACGTCTTTGATGAAAACAACAAAAAGGACAACCGATTCTATTGCTTTGTATATGCCGGATACTCTTCAGTATACACATGCTCAAGGTTATGAGCAATTAGATGTGGGCAAAGAAACTGCCGGTGCGGCATTTGGAGTAGGAAAATCAACCCAGGAAAGTATGCAAGAGGGAACTGGCGGTGCAATGTCAAATTTATATGGTGCAGTAAAAGGAGCAGCAGTAAAAGGATTAATACAAGGAATATTTAATGCCGCGGGTGCACCTGCAACTGGAAAAGTAGCCGCATTTATGGCAAATCAAGCAATCATAAATCCGCAATTAGAAATGATATACAGTTCGCCAAGTTTCCGTGAATTTAATTTTGAGTTTATGTTTTATCCGAGAGATGAGAAAGAAGCACTTGAAGTTCAAAATATTATTGAACGTTTAAAATTTCATCAAGCACCCGAATTACTAGAAGGCACTGCGGGTCTTTTGATGGTTCCTCCATCAGAATTTGATATTGAATTTTACTATGCAGGTAAAAAAAATCCAAACTTACCACCAATAACAACTTGTATATTACAAAATATTTCTCTCAACTATGCTCCAAATGGATGGTCTGCTTATGAAATGCCTGGTGAAAATGCTCCTAAACTAGGTCGCACAGGTATGCCTACAGCAATTCAGATGACATTAGACTTTAAAGAAACTTCATTTCTCACGAAAAAAAGTTTTAGTGGTCAACAGAAAGTTAATTAATAAATGGCAAAATATTTTAATTATTTTCCAACAGTATTTTATACTAATTCAGACACATCAACTGGACTGGATACTGTTACAAATATTATTGCTCGATTTTCTTTTGAGTCTGAATTAAAAGAAAATACTAATATATTTTATCCATATGATATTCAAGATAGTGATACGCCTGAAACGATTGCTAACAAATATTATGGATCACCAGAGAAGCATTGGCTAGTATTAATGTTTAATAATATTATTGATCCACAGTATGATTGGCCATTAGATCAAAGGACTTTGATAACACATATTAACGACAAATATTCTGCCAACGGCAATGTTGATGTTCCTTATCAAACTGGGATTCAATGGGCACAAGATGCAACTAATGTCAAAGCATATTATAAAAAAATAACACGATTAAGTTCTAGCCCAACTAAGAATCAAATTGTTGAGAAAATACAAATTGATTCCAATACATATGCAAATGTATCTACAACTACCACATCTTATACCTTACAAGACGGAAGTAAGATTACTGAAACTATTTCTAAAGAATCTCAAACGTATTATGATTATGAAGTTGAATTAAATGAGACCAAAAGAAAAATAAAATTATTAAAAGTCGAATATGTTACAGAAAGTGGTATTATGAATGAACTTAAAAAGGTACTTAATACATGAGTTTAGATGTAGGTACCGCCTCAAAGTTTATAGTAAATGAACTTTCCATAGTCACAAAAAGCGGAAAACTTGATATATCTGGTCTTTATGAAGAATTGAATATTTTTGATTCAATTCTTCTTCCAGTTATTAATGGTAGTATATTAATTACCGATTCAATTGGACTTTCTGCCAAACTTATATTTGATGGTTCTGAATCTATTCTTATGGACCTATCAAAAAGTGAAGGATCAAATGTTCTAAACTATAAGAAAGCATTTAGAATATACAAACAATCTGATAGGGAAAATGTAAATCAAAATAGTGAAAGATATGTTCTTCATTTTGTTTCCGATGAAATGATGTTTTCTGATCAACAGTTAGTAAATCAGGCATACAAGACAACATATTCCGATATCGTTAAGAAAATTTTATCAGTATATTTAAAAACACCTAGCAACAAACTGAATGGTATTATTGAGACTTCTACAGGTATACGTGATATTGTTATACCAAATTTGCGTCCGTTGGATGCAATTGATTGGTGTGCCAAAAGAGCAATTGATGATAAGCGTTCAGCAAATTTTATATTTTTTGAGAATAATTTAGGTTATAATTTTGTAACTTTATCCACATTGTTAAGTCAACCTGAATTATTTAAAATTAAATTCTCTCCAAAAAATTTAGAAGATACAAATGCGTTAGAGGACCTTTTTACCGCCCGTTCATTTGAAGTTGTGAACCAAGTAGACAAGATAAAAGAAACTCGTTCAGGCGTAAATTCTGGTACTTTCATAGGATTTGATCCAATAACAAGAACCGTTGCCGTTAAAAAATTAAATTATGAAGATCATTATTCAGCAATGAAACATGCCAATGATAATCCAAATTATTTTGAATCAAAAAATAAAAATGGAACGGATTCTTCTCAAGCATACGATTCTAAAAAAACAGTATCAACCTTTAGTGCATTTCGTAGAGATAGTGCTTATGTTAAAAAATATGATCCAACTTCTATTTCAAAACAGGAAACGCAAGAAGATTTTGTTTTTCAACGTAAAGCAATTATGTCCAATTTAATGAATAAAAAAATGAAATTGGTTATGCCGGGTAATTTTCAATTAACATCCGGATATAATTTAAATGTTCGTGTTCCAAACTACGCAGTAAAAGAAAAGGGTGATGATAATGAAGATCGTTCATTGAGTGGCATTTATTTGATTACTGCAACAAGGCATATTATTGGTTATCAAAAACATGAAACTATTCTGGAACTAGCAACAACTTCTAATGAGTTGCCATTTATACCAGCAAGTACAGGTGCTCAGACTAAAGAGATAGAAAATTATGGAGCCTAGTGACGACAATAAAAGTTTTGCTGGTAAAAACGGATTCGTTTGGTGGGTTGGTGTTGTTGAACGAATTAATGATCCATTGAAATTAGGACGTTGTCGTGTTCGTTGTGTTGGTTGGCACTCCGATAATAAACAATTATTACCATCAGATTCTTTACCTTGGGCGCAGGCTTTATTGCCATCAAATAACACAAATCCATATCCGCCGCGTGAGGGTGATATGGTAATAGGATTCTTCACTGATGGTGAAAATGCACAAGATCCTGTAATTATTGGAGCACTTCCTGGCATACCATTAACTGCTACAAATCCTCAACAGGGTTTTTGTGATCCGAGGTCATCTGCCGAACTTGCTGCTGCGCCAGTAAAACCTGATGAGTCTGCTACAAACTATCCACGAAAGTTGGATGAACCGACAACATCACGATTGGCACGTAATGATTCGGATTACCCACCAGCAATTAATGTGGCAAAGAAAGCAAAGAAGGCAACTAAAGTAGAACCAGATTCTTATTATGCTGCCAAGTATCCGTTTAATAAAGTATATGAGTCTGAATCTGGACATGCGATGGAATTTGATGATACAAAAGGTGCGGAACGAATACATCTTTATCATCGGTCAGGTTCTTATGTTGAATATGGTCCACTGGGTGACCGTTCAGAAAGAATACAGAGAAACAAATTTGAAGTAGTTGTGGGTAGCGAACAAGTTTATGTTAAAGGCGATGTTACCATTTTTGTTGATGGTAATGTAAACATGACTGTTGGTGGTAACTATCAAGCAGATATTGGCGGTACGTGTAAGATAACCTCAGGTGGAAATATGACACTCAAAGCACCTAAAATAGATTTGAACCCATAATGCCAGCAGTCGCCCGTAAATCTGGAACTGATACTGTGTCCACTGGACACGGATGTGATACTACAACGGTAACGGATCAGGGTTCTTCGGATGTTTGTGTGAACAGTATTGGCGCAATTCGTGCTGGAGATTTGTGCCAAGTGCATTTGATTCCTGCCGGAAGTTCTTGTGTGCCACATACTGTATCATTAACTTCATATTCTGGTTCAGTTTTTGTTAATAGTAAAGGTATTGGGCGGTTAGGAGATGAGTATTCCGGACATACTGTAACTTCCGGTTCTGGTAATGTTTTCGCTGGAGGATGAATAAATAAACGATGTCAACAACAATAACTTCAAATGATCCATCAATTGTTTCCGAGAGGGCTTTTAAAGACCTCGATCTGAACTTTACTCCACATCCTATTAAAAAAGATGTAAGTATGCATTATAATGAGAAAGCGATTATTAATTCGGTCAAGAATTTGGTATCTACCAATTTTTATGAAAGACCGTTTCAACCTTTTTTAGGTTCAAATATCAGGGCATTACTTTTTGAACTTGTAGATTCCGTTGTTGCTGCTTCTTTGGAAAGACAGATTACTGAAACTATAACCAACCATGAACCTAGAGTTGGAATACAAAATATTACTGCCATTCCTTCTCCTGACGAAAATGGTTATAATGTCAGAATGGTATTCTTTTTAGTGAATAATCCTAATCCAGTAACAATTAACTTCTTTTTAGAGCGTATAAGATAAAATGACAGAACGTCTAAGAGTAACTGAACTTGATTTTGATCAAATCAAACAAAATTTAAAAACCTATCTGCAAGGTCAGTCCGAATTTACAGACTACGATTTTGATGGTTCCGGTCTAAATATTCTATTGGACCTGCTTGCATATAATACTCATTACAATGCCTACTATCTAAACATGATTGCTAATGAATCATTTTTGGACACAGCACTACTTCGTGATTCTGTTATCTCTCATGCCAAAGTTCTTGGATATCTTCCATATTCACGTAAAGCACCACGTGCAAATATTAATTTTACAGTATCAACGAGCAGCACTACTCCGGCTACAGTAACCATACCAAAAGGATTTCGTTTCCTTTCAAATGAAATTGATGGTATTAGTTATGGATTTGTCACACTAAACGAAACTATTGTAACCAAATCAAACACAAGTTTTGATTTTTTGAATTTGCCTATCCATGAAGGGCAGTTGGTTACGTATTCATATGCATATAATCAAGCAACAAATCCTAAACAGATTTTTGATATACCTGATGAGGGTGTTGATACCTCTACTATTACTGTAACCGTACAACCTTCGCCATCAAATACTTCATTTGAAGTCTATACACTTTTGACTGATGCTACGGAAGCAACCACGACATCTTCAGTATTTTACCTACAAGAAAATAAAAATCTAAAATATAATCTCTATTTTGGAAATGATGTAATAGGTAAAAGTATTACTGATGGTTCTGTTGTATCGATTACCTATTTAATTACAAATGGTACTGCCGCAAATAAAGCAAACAACTTTGTTGCAACTGCCACACTTTCAGATTCAATAGGTAACAATTTAACCAATTTTATAATTGATCCTGTAGGAGAGGCAGCAGGTGGTGCAGAACGTGAAAGTGTAGACAACATTAAATTTTCTGCACCTCTTCAATTTACAACTCAAAATCGTTTAGTAACATTTAAAGATTATCAGTCATACATTCAGAAAAACTATCCATCGGTAGATTCGGTATCAGTTTGGGGTGGTGAAGATGAAACGCCTCCATCGTTTGGTGTGGTATATGTGGCATTGAAACCAAAAGCAAATTATTATTTGTCGGATACCGAAAAGACACGAATCATTGATGAAATTATTGCACCAAAAGCGGTTGTTGCGGTTCAAACTGTAATTCGTGATCCAGAATTTTTGTATTTGTTAATTTCACCTACTGTTACCTATGATGCAACTAGAACTATTTTTACTGAGACACAATTAAAAACTGGAATTAGAAATGCAGTTTTGGCGTACAAAACTACCAACTTGGATAAATTTGATTCACAATTTGTTCTATCTAAAATACAAGATGATATTGACAAGGTTGATTCAAATTCAATTGTGGGTTCGAGAGTTTCTGTTCGTGTACAGAAAAGATTTTTACCTTCTTTAAATTCATCCAAACCCTACTCAATTAATTTTAATGTGCCGCTTCGGCGTGGTACTATTGGTAATAAATTAACATCAACATTTTTCACGGTAGCAGATGCTTCTGGAGTTGACCGAGTTGTCCAATTTGATGAAATTCCACAATCATTTTCTGGCATATCTTCAATCAGTGTTATTAATCCTGGGGAAGGATACGTATCCGCTCCAGCAATAACAATTACTGGTGATGGTGTCGGAGCAAATGCTGCTGCTGTTGTTGTGAATGGCCGCATTCAGAGTATTGAAGTGACTAATCGAGGAATTGATTACACACGTGCTACTGTAACAATTACTGGTGGTGATGGTTATGGTGCGACAGCATCTCCTATTATTGATGGCCGCACAGGAACAATCCGCACAGTGTATTATGATTCATTATCACAACGTCAGATAGTTGATGAAAATGCAGGTGAAATTAACTATGATACTGGTGTTGTAAGTATAACCAATATTGCCATTAAAAGTGTTGAATCTGTAGATGGCGATGTTCGGCTATCAGTTGAATCTGAAAAGAGCATAATTAAAACTAAGAAAAATACTATTGTAACTCTGGACGAAAATGATCCAACTTCAATCAGCACAACTCTAGAAACTGTATAATGTCATCGGTAGATTTAAAAACATCCATACTTGTTAATAAACAAGTTCCTGAATTCATCAGAGATGAATATCCAATGTTCATTACGTTCTTGGAAGCGTACTATGAATTCTTGGAAGCATCTTCGAATACTGGACCAACATCTAATACTTTAATCACAACATCAAAATCATTACGTGACATTCGTGATGTGGACTATTCAATTGATGATTTTGAAACTAATTTTTACAATACATACGGTTCATTAGTGCCTCTTGATGTTCAAGCAGATAAAGCACTTCTCTTTAAACATTTAGCGCCACTCTATCGAACAAAAGGTAGTGAGTCATCATTTAAACTTCTATTCCAATTAGTTTATGGTGAAGATATCGATGTTATTTTACCAAAAAATAATGTTCTGCGTACATCGGCAAGTAAATGGCAAACTGATAATAAACTTCGAATAAACTCAAATATATCAACTCAGTATTTAGGTAATGGCACAGTAAAATCATTTTACTTAGCACAAGAAGTTGGTATTAATGATGTTACTATTTTTGTTAATGGTGTTTTAAAGAATCCTAATGTTGATTATTTTATTAATAAAGAATACCGTAAATTAAATTTTGTTTCAGCACCAGCGTCTGGCGCAATCGTTGTAGCAACTTATGATGATTTTAAAATTGAATTACTAAACAATCGCAAAGTTACCGGATTGACTTCCGGTGCAAGTGCAATCATCGAACTTGCAGGTAAAAGAATTATTACAGATACATTCAATCTTGGATTACCTGTAGAACTTTTGATTAATAATAATTCTCTTGATGGATCGTTTCTTAATGGTGAAACGGTAACAATACCAATTAATGATGAAACCAATAGTGTAGTGATTGATGTTCGTGCTTCCACGTTCTCAATTGTAAAGAAAATAAATGTTACGGCAGGTGGTAATAATTATAGTGTCGGTGACACTGTATCTGTTTTTGGTGGTAATGCTACCGTAAATGCTTTTGGTACAGTTGAAACAATTACATCAGGATTTGTTGATACTTCATATGTACATCATGGTGGTGCATTGTTTACCACAGCATCGCCTATTGCAATTAGCGGAAATAGTGCATTGTCTTTTATGACCGCTGTTATTGATGGTATTGATCTTTCTGGAGCAAATGCTGCAAATTCGTTGACTATATCTTCTGATGTGATTTCAAATTTAAGTCTTAATGTTACTAATGTATATGTAAATAGTTCAAATTGGGGAGCAGTATTTTCCAAATCAAATCTTAGTGCTGCCAATACAATTGCTGATGCATTAAATTATATTACAATACAAGCAGGACCAGTTACTAATGTTAAAATACTACTGTCAACAATTCCTCTTTACGAAAAAAATCAAGTTGTTCTTGATGCTTTAGGTGCTGTTTATGGAGCAAATACGCCATTAAGATCATCAAAAAGTTTACGTTCAGTATCAAGGTATAAAATTAACAATGGTGGATTGAATTATAAAGTTGGAGATGAAATTGTTTTTGGTGCGAGTCCATTAGGTACATATGGACAAGAAGCGGCAGCAACGGTATCATCTGTAGCAGCGAATGGATATATTCT